TTAATAGTTCTTTTGAAAATACCTCGTATTGCAATATCTTCTTCATCTTCTACATATTCTATTCTGGTTTCAAAATCATTAAATCTATCTATATAAACGACTTCTATAGAATTATATTGTTCATCTCTTCTATAATTACTATAACTAAATAAACCATCTTTAACGTTAGCATTCGTAAATAAAGAACTCGCAAGCCTTGGTCTATCATCAACAAAATTTATCTCAGAGTTATAGTAATATACTATACCTCTAAAAAGAGCGGCAATAGTGTTGATTGTGTCAAAAATTTTTGATTCTTCTTGGAATAAAATGTTACAAGAAAATCTTGGTTCCAATCCGCCAGCTCCATCAGGAACGCCAATAAAATATCCATTATCATCAACTGTATCGCAAAATCTTGCAACTTTATAAAGCTCCCAAATATCAATTTGAGAAACATCTAAATATTGACCTAAACCATAACGAGTACTTGTTAGTATATCGTATAAAATCCATGCTGGATTATCAGTCCACTCCAAATCTTCTTTAAATGTCCCATCCCAATCGCCTATATAAATTTGTTTAAACTCTAAATCCGTTGTATCATATTCAGATTTTGTATTAAAATATCTTTTATCTTTGCCGTTTACATATATTGGATGATAATTACTTGGCACTTTGACCTTCTTTAATTTACAATCATAAATTCTATTAGGAATAGCGGAAAAACTTCTAGAATCTATTTTTGTACCAATTATTGCTGAAAATGGATAAGTTAAATTTACATCGATGATTTCAGTTATTTTATTTAATTTAACATTTTTTTGTACTAGCGTTGAATTTGTTTCTGTAGATAATTTTGTTACTTTTACATATCTTCTTTTTATACTTAAATCATAAGCGCTATTTGAAGAAGATTCTATGGATGGCAAAATAAATGGTTGATTTATCTGCTTACCATCATAAGCTTGAATAAATTTATAATCATTACTTACATAAGGAGTTAATTCAGGATTTCCAATATCAATTATCGATGGACTTTCAACTAAGGCTACTATTTGGAATCTATATGTTGATATTTGAGATTTATTTTGTCCGCTCTCATCAGTTAAACCTGTTTCTATTTGTACGTTTAATATTGCTGGATATTTTGACCCAGCATTTAAATGTTTATCTGTACCATAAAAATTTAATTTTTGTTTTTGTAGAGTATCAAATAAGTTATCAACTTGAAAAGAGACATAAACACTAGTTACATTTGGGTTTTCGATTATATGAGTAATTGGATTAGCTATTTCATTATAATTATTATCTAAAGTACTCCAATCCGTAAAACTTTTTCCATCTCTATTATCCAAACTACCTTCAGCTGTTGGTATACCAAAATTATTTTGATATTTTAATAAGTTGTTATTATCGGGTACTTTTTGAATCTGATTGAATAATTTAAATGGACCAATCAACGAAGATTGATAAACTTTATCTATTAATACCTTATTAAAAAATCTAAAAGGTTCCTGATACTCCTTGCCATACCTCACTTCAGCCAAAACATTAGAATAATTATACTTTTGTTCGTAATCTGCTGCTGCAGTGACACTTGCATCTAAATATTTTAATTTTAATGTTGATATATCTTTTAAAGTATTGATAGAACTCGTTTTAATAGAAAAATTACTATTAAATGGTTCGATGTCACTTGTAAATGACCCAGGTTGATGCGGTCTACCTTCAGATCCTTTTATTAAAATTAAATAAAACCCTTGTATTTGTCCAGTAAAAATTCCACTAGCATTAACTATAGGTACAAAAAAATCATAATATGTAATTTCTCCATTATTAGTTTTTATTCTTTTATTTGAAGAATCTTCAAATACAAACTCAACAAATTTAGTTGAATTAACTGCTGTTGATTTTAAATCTACATTTATAGCAGTAGTAGCACTTGGAGCCTTTAAAAACACTAACATGCTATCATTTAATTTAGTCAAACCACATTTATTAATAAACCAATGATTTGGCAAATCTGTATAATTTATCCAATCAACTCCAATATTTCTTTTGAAAATTTTATCTATTAAATCTTTTTGATATACATTACCAGAATTATATAAATTTCTTATTTCTGTAAAGGAAGGTTTAATATATTCGTTAAAATATTCAGTATAATTATCTTCAATAATCGTCTTCCATAATCCACGCCCTAAGGGCGCGTCATAAAAATACCAATTTGATAAAGTATTTAAATTATAAAACAAACGAGAATCAGATGTTCTTTTTAAATGATCATGATATTTTGTTGAATTTATATTTGTTTTATCGGAGACTGCAATCTCTCGATAAATTGGACCAGGATAACGAGTGCCGCCACCTAAAGGCCAACTATACCACCGCTCTTCTTCGTATAATTTCCCTTGGTCCCATCCTGCTATTTTTTTGTATGAAGAATCTAATGCGGAAAGTGGATGTACGACACCAGGTGTTGTATTATTTGATAAATCTGTAAATAAATTTTTAAGTTTAGTTGTGGTTTCATCTGCCCTAATTGTAGCTAAATTTTGTAAATTAGCTCCTATAGAATCTTGAGAACTTGATTCTGCTGCATCATCATTGCTTACTGCTATAGGCGTATTATCTAAATATATTCCTTGTAAAATAGCATCTTTATTTAATAATAAACCATTTTTATTTACTAATCCAGCTATCGGCCCATCACTTATTAGGTCCAATGTTTCTGCATAACTATATGATGCAGATACTTGCCATTCTCCAATATCTGGTGGCGTTAAAACTGCTGGTTTAACTTCTGGTTTTGATTTTTTACCAGCACCAGCAATATTAATTTTTTTAAGCAAATGTTTCATATTAAAGAATTTTTATACTTTTCACAAATGATCTATCATAATTTGTAGATATAGCCCCATCAAACATTACGAATATTCCAGATGAATCGTATTGGGAATCGTAATAGACATATGGATTAGATGCAATACTTGAAGAATTACCCTTAGCATTTACACGTAATGCGTAATTGCCAACAGAGTTTATGACATTAGAATATCCAGTAGATGATATGTTTTCTTGTATATAATTACCATTTGGATAGACCAATTTCACATTATAACCTGTGGCTTTATTATTACTTGTCCATCTACCACTAATAATTAATTCGCCATTATTATTAAAGCCTGTTGAAAGATATTTAATCTCTGGGGTAGATAATGTTTCTAAAACTCTTCCATTAATATTTTGAGTAACTTGATAACTATATGTATCATTAGATGATTCAACGCTGGTTCCGTTTTCTATTAACGACCATTTACCAGTATCATATTTATTTGCAGAAATTAGATATTCATTTGGATTTTCTTCTGTAATTTTCAATATTTTATATAACTGATCATCAGAATTTTTTCTTTGAAAACGATATGTTGAACCAAGAGGTATAAATTTAAGAAGTGAATAATTCATATCATTTTCTGAAACATAAGCTTCACAACCATAATCTTTTATTTCTATACCTGTTATTCCAAAGGTAGTAATTTGTGGTGGATTAGTTTTAGACGATTTAAATAAGTTTTCATTTTGGTTTACTTGATTTAAAGCATTTTCTTCATTTATTTGAGACATTGTTAATAAACCAGTCGGCGTATAAACTGTAAGTTTATTATTAAAATCTTCAGAAGAAAAGCTTTCATTTAATCTAATAGTTCCATTTAAAGCGTCAACATCCAAAATTTTTCCAAAATTAGATTTTAAACTTCTGAGTTCATCTTCTACAATAATTAAATCTCCTGGTCTACATAAAAGAGCTTCAGTTCCAGTAGAAAATGAAACGCTTTCATTCTCTTTAATTGTTTGATAAATCAAATGTTGACCGATTCTTCTGGCCATTGCTCTCGACGAAACACCAAGAGCATTTATTGTTTTCTTATGAGTGCCTCTTTTTAGAATATCTTCCGCATCTTCCACATATTCTATTTTAGTTTCAAAATTATTAAACCTATCAATAAAAATAACTTCTATAGAATTATATCGTTCGTTATTAGTATAATTGCTGTAACTAAATAATCCATCTTTTACATTAGCATTTGTAAATAAACTTTTTATAAGTTTTGGTCTATCATCTACAAAATTTATTTCAGAGTTGTAATGATAAACCATACCTCTAAAAAGAGCAGCAATAGTATTAATTGCATCAAAAATTTTTATGCCTTCTTGAAATAAAATGTTACAAGAAAATCTTGGTTCCAATCCGCC